TAATGCTTCACCAGAAATAGCTACATCGTCCCCCAGAACGGCGTATTCGTCAGGTTTCATTATTGAATCCTGAAGACCCATTTTGAGGAGAGCGGCATGCACTATACAATGGTTTGTTAGCGCTAACATGGCAAAGGAACTATAGGCCCCCATGGGCTGACCAACCGAATAACGGAATTCGGTATCCTGATACCAGTAAGATCTATCTAAGATAGATCTCCACTGTGCACCCGGCAACCCTAATGCGCTAAGGATTCGAGCCTGTAATTCAACAGGAAGTCGATCAGTAGCCGCAGTAAGGTCAACGGATACAATGTATTCAGGTTTACCCTCCAGCATTTGGTTGATTGGACCCAATTGATCATTCGTTCCGTCCCAGGGAATTTTCCCTAGGGCAGAATAAATGGAATCATGTAGTGGTTTGAACAGTATCTGTGTCCAATAGTCAGTAATACCTACGACCCTCGCCTTACCCTTAAGTTCCAAGATAACCGCAAGTCGTCCAAGGGGGAAAACCCCATGGATGAAGTACGACATCAGGAACAGAGGAAGGCACCAAACTGTCATCATAAAGAAGACAGCAAGGTAGGTCCAGTATCTCAGACTAAAAGCATAAGATACGTGTCCGAACCAGACATGTGGATGGCCGATAATTCCGAGAAAGTCTAAACCAATAGACATAAATGCGAAGCTAGCATTAACTCCACCCTTATTACTCCAGAAGAATCTTGGGGATCGCACGTTTAAACGTGTAATCCCGACAGATCGCAATGCCCTTCGAATCTCCCGATCCGAGAGTGTACCGGTCCCCGTAAAGGGAGCTGTCACACTATCGAATTTGAGGACATGCTTAGGTGACATTGCCCGGAATAAACATAGGATAGAGACAATGGCTCGGAACAGAATAAACATTCTGTTCCCAGATTTAAGACTAGAGTGATTCCGGATAATTTTATCCCGATTCGCCCTAATCCAATCTCTAACTTCCGCACCAATGATCTTTGGCAGACCATCTCTCCATTGCGCAACCCAATTCTTTGTATTCCTTATTCTAGTCTCACTAAGGTACTCAAAGATCAGTCTAATTACTTCAGAATAATACTGAATACAAAACTTAACACCCGACTTCTCGGTGTGTTTAGCCATTGCGTTCACAATTATATGTAGTATTTGAGATTCCTTTGTAGTTAACCCGAAAAGACACTTTACAACGAATACAGTTCTTGGCAGTTCCTTTGTCTCGAGGGCTTTAAGCTCTGGAGGCATAGGCGCTGTTCTTAACTTCCTAAACCCCCGAGGCTGG